GGTAATTTCATCTCAGAGGCCTGAGGCGAAATTACATTCGGGAAATCCATCCCTGCAATTTTTACGGGTAAAATTGCTAACCACTCATGTAAAGTATATTCATCATGTATTTTGTTAATCTTTTGTTATTTTTACAGTATATGTAAGATTATTATATACAAAGGCTATGCTTGACTGGTCAAGTCAACTCATTCTGAGTTTTTATTTACAACTATTTATATAAGCCTTATTTATCAATACGCACCACCATACATTAAAACGGGTAACCATATATAAACATGTAGTCTTTAATTAAGGTGTACTACACATCACCACTCACCCCAGAATTGATACTCATCGGCACTAAAACCTTCGTCTTGGTTTTCGGGCGGAACAATGCCGTAGTATTTTTCCAAATATGCATCTTTACGGGAATCATAAGCCATCCCAATAGTTTTGCATAAATTGGTGAGATCACAGTCCTTAGCGACCTCGGTTAATTGAGTTCTACGTTTCTCGTAAAGCTCTCTTCCATGCAAAAAGAATTCAGACAGTGCATTGTCTATATTACCTGCTGATACAACTTTATTTGTAACAACTTTTGATTCTTTAATCGCATGTAAGGATTTAAAAATGGATTCCTCTACTAAAGGACCAAGATAATGCTGAACATCTTCATCAAATCGAAATCGACGTTTTAAGAAGTCAGTATCATCAAAATGGTCATACTTCTTGAGTTCTCCATCTTTACGACCAGAAGTAACTGTCACCCCATACTGAGCCAAGTAATCTCGAAAAGATATATTATTAAATAGATCATATTTCTCATCTACATTACTTGTACGATCATCTCCGTATGTGACTTCAGCTACAACATCTGTATATTTCCCTTTAAAATCTGGGTATACAGAACGAAAGACTGATCGTCCATATAGTGTATTAATCATACTACCTACATTTGCAGTAAAATTAATACCAGAGCACCAAAATCCATGCACTTGGATTAAGGTGCCATTATGACATATAGTAGGATTTACTACATCTACTATCATGTTGCGCATGATCTTTATGTCATCTTGTGTATAATTTTTTGTGTGTTCTGCCAACCTCACACAAATAGAAAGGGCAGCCATAGTCATCTGGCTAGGCATTGCTGTATCATATAGTTTATAATCCAAAAATATCATATTAGTTTTATTAAACTTAGATAAATGTTTAGCAATGCTCTCCCAATCGGGACCAATTGGATTAACTCCAACCGCAACACTGGTCTCTAGAGGGTTGTATCCTAAGAATTGTAGTACCGGCAAAAAATATTCACGAACTAACAACTGATAAGCTAAAGGCGCTGCTGTAAAGACACGCACTTTATCTTTAGTTTGTTTCGTAGGTTCATCTTTTAATGATGCCTTAAACAAAGGATACACTCTCTCGTCACGCAAATACTTTTGCTTGTACTCTTCATAGACCTTCCAAAATTGTTCATCTAGCACGCGGGAAATTTGATTATCTTCCTCAATAATTGTGATGTATTTGGATTTTGGTCCAGCTAACGGAGCACCAGCTGAAGTTTTGGTGACAATGGGCTCAATAAATCTTTGCCCTATGCGTCCATCCATAATTTCCTTACGAGTTAGTGGTTTAAATCTATCTTTCCAAACCTCTTTCTGTCGATCATATATGGATATCAGCGTTTTGGTATAATCCTCAACAGCCCACTCCAAATGGGCAGGATCTATACCAGGAGATGATTTAAGAATAGCGTCTAAATGAGCACGCCATGGAACATGTCCACTCTTACCATCAACTCCTTTAAGTTTTGGAGGACCCCATAATTGAGGAACACCCATGTGTTCTTCCACACTCTTTGAAATTACCGTATCAACAACACTAGTTTTCGCAGTTGCCTTCCCTATACATTTCCCATAAATTTCACAATGTAAATTATCATCTTTAATATGTGTAATAGGATCATGTTTATCTAAGGGTTTAGGTACCGTAATAAGTACTCCATATTGTTTCTCTGGTAACTCTCCAGGGTCAGCTGAAACCACAACACCTGGCCTAAGGGCATATTTCTCAATACCTGCCTCAAGTTCTTGGCGGAGAACCTGAGCACAAACACCTGTCCGTTTGCCAATTACTCCTCCTAAATGCAAACCTACTATACAACTAACTTTCATCTCGCTATATAATACTGCACAACACAAACCATTAAAAGTAGGAAATGGTGTTGTATATTCTGCACCTAAAAATTTTTTACTTGTTCCATTAGAAATTTCTTCACGAACTTTAAAATCATTTATCGCACCACCAATCACTTTACCATCTTTATGCCTATATAACATATGTACATAAGGGTAATCTATGGACTTGCGCGGAAAACAATCTAAGATATTGGAAAAATCTCCAGAATTTGGAACAAATATTAATGCTAAATCATGTTTAGGTAGAATAATAACATTTTTCGGGTTAAATGTAGTAGTAAAAGAGCTATTCATACATTTACCATCGAAATTTGGTTTTCTCACTACTTTTATAGAACGATCAGTATCTTTAAGTGCATGAGCGGGAACTAATAAGAAATTTGTCTTAATAAAAAGTCCATCACTAAACCTCGAATCTGAAAATACAACAAAAACTAAATTCTTCTTGAGAATATTTTTCAATTCTTCTGGTTTACTTTGACGTACTTCTGGTAAAGACTCAATATGTATCTTTTCCCAATCTCGCAGATAATTCTCATCCTTTTCTTCATGGTCACGGATTAATATATCGCTAATTTCAACTGCATCTAAATTCGCTTGACTAGTTATATCAAATTTGGAAATCTGATATAATTTATATGCTGAATATAAAATTGCTGCTGAAGTAAACGTAGCTATGCC